GACTGTTGCCGGTACAAGATAACTCCCGGACCCTTGATCAACGAGAAAGCCGAGCAGATCATCTGTCAAGCGAAGGGCTTACTCACTCCAGACGGTAAGCTTACAGAGAAAGCTATCGCCATCCTGGACGATATGGAGATGTATTTAGTTAAGACAAAAAAGATCGTAGCTGTAGACGTACTTGGAGACGAGTTTCTCAAGAACATCCACGAGTATAGAATGTATTTCCCAAGTCTCCTGGATCACGGTCCTGGTAGACAATCAGTAGCAGAACTGAAGAAGAAGTTCATATGGTTCTTTAAAACCTACCCGGACTTCGACTGGCCATTGGTATTGGAAGCTGCCAAGTTCTATTGTCATAGAAAAGGATTAGCCAATAACGAGTATATGACAAACAGCTCCCACTTTATTAAGAAAGAAGATACCAATAAAGACTTTAGATCTCTACTTGCAGATATGTGTCAAACAATCAAGGATGACCCTAGTGTCCTCCAAATGTAAACCGGTAATATGCGACCAATAGAAAAGACCCTTACCCGCCTAGGTATCGCGATGTTGTTCTCGATCCTCAATTGGATCTTAATCGACTATTTGATTATAGATATTTCGTTTTTTAGATATTTTATTGTAGAACTTTTGTTGGTTATCTCCCTCAAATTGTATACTTTTATTCTCCATTTTACAAAACTTATCTAAGCCATGGAAAAACAAGAACTCCTGGAAATGTTCCACAGAATGACAGCTCCGGCAAACGAAGTGGGTGTTAGATACATCACCGAAAGTGGTTTCTTGATGATAGCTGATATGATCAGTAGTAAGGCTTATCACAAAGGAATGATGGCGGGTTTTGACGAAATGGAAAACGCTCTGAATCTAATACCGTTAGCCAATGAAATCGATAAATAGCCCTATAGAAATGCCGTATGGAGCACGAAGATTTGTAGACGTGCTCGATGAGAGTTTAGAATATATAGAAGATAGACGTTCAGGTAAGATTACTTCCTTTAAAACGCCCTGGTTAGGACTCAACAACGCCGGTATCAACGGGCTGGAATGGGGATCAATGCTGACAATAGCAGCTAGACCAGGTGCCGGTAAGACGATGATCACATCGCAAATACTCAGAGAATCATATACACATAATCCAGGTTCTCCCTTTAACATCCTGGAGTTCCAGTTTGAGATGGGAGCCAAGCAGTATGGCGCTCGTGAGTACGCAGCAGAAGTGGCTATGGATTATAATCTGGTGCTGTCAAGCCACACTCCTATAGACGATGCTACTATTCAGCGTCTGAAAAAGTATCGCTCCTATCAAGCCAGTCTGGAAGCCAAGGGTATTCATAGGTTGTATATCAGCAAACCTCTTACCCATGAAGCTATCTATAATGCAATACATCACTTCTACAATGAATTGGGTGGTGCTCCATTGCTAGTAACTATAGATCACAGCTGGTTGATCAAGAAGTCCGCTTCAGAGAAAGAGAAGATAGCCACTTTGTATAACACAGTGGAGATGCTGATGCGTATCAAGAACGAGATACCCATCATAGTAGTGATGCTGTCTCAGCTCAATCGTACCATAGACGAAGCCTCTCGTAAGACTCCCGGTCACATCGGGAACTATCCTACCAGCGGTGACATCTTCGGTGGTGATGCGTTGATGCAGGGATCAGATATGGTGGTCATCTTGAACAGACCACATAAAGCCAATATCCAGCTTTATGGTCCCAAGAAGTTCATCTCACAGGATGAAGACATCTTTATGCACTTGATCAAGGTGCGTAACGGTAGCAACAAAGAAGATCTATTGTTCTTTAAAGCTGAGTTTCATAGACAGAGGCTTGTAGAGACAGTGGCTCCTCTAACAAATGGGCAAGGTATGACCAACGCAAATGGTTATACGCCCAGAAATCAATCTGTCATTAACCTGACAGGTGACACAGGTCCGTCAATGTAATACATATGAGTTATAATTTCACAAGCGTCTCGAAAGACGAAAAAGAACAGTTAAAGAAGGATGCACTTGAGCAGATCAGGGTCTATCACAATGAGCTGATCAAAGACTTAGGTATATCCAAGTTTGATTTTCAGATGAAGCGCCTCTTTATGGATCAGTACAAACGTACTGTAATCGGTGTTTATCCATCTGAGTTTGAAAGAGAAAAAGGAATGTTCGTAGAGCTGGTTGATGCGCAACACAAACCTCTGGACACAGAAAGGAAAGTGTACCGCATCGCTCCTAACAAGAACTTTTCCGAAGAGTATGAAGTGACCAACTTCGGATCATATTTGGTCCCAGTAGATGAATTAAGGGTTGTCAACCCTGTTTCTGTAGCACTGTTCAAGTCTACAGCTGTCACCAGTTCAGACAGAGTGTTGAAACAAGAGAGTATTCAGTCTGCTCCTGTAGTAATTGAAGCTCCTGCTGTAGACGCTCCGTATTCAGAAATGACCATCAGGGATCATTACGCTATGATCTCCGGTAAACCGGTTAGTCTGAAACCCTGGCTGAACGATCTTATAAAAAGTAAATAGTATAAATATGGGACAAGGTATCTTAATCATTGGAGAATCAGGATCAGGTAAATCCACAAGTATTGAATCCCTCGATCCGAAATCAACCTTTATTATTAACGTAGCTAATAAGGGTCTTCCTTTTAAAGGATGGAAAAAAAAGTATACGATCTGGAGCAAGGACAACGTCACTGGCAACATGTACGACAAAGCCACACCTCTGAATATCGAAGCTTGTATACGTTATGTTAACGAAAAACGTCCCGAGATCAAAACTATCGTCATCGATGACTTCCAGTATATGAGCTCTTTCGAGTTCTTTGAGCGTGTCGACGAGAAGGGTTATGAGAAGTTCACCCAGATAGGTGCTCATCTTGCCCGTATTGCCAGGTTACCCAAGGATCTTAGGGAAGATCTCCAGGTGTACTTCCTCACTCACGCTGAAGAGTCCACTGATATGGAAGGCAAGAAGAAGTTCAAAGCCAAAACCATCGGTAAAATGGTTGATGAGAAGCTCACACTAGAGGGTCTCTTCTCCATCGTATTGTTTGGTAAGGTGAAGAAGAACAAAGACGGTGAGATCCGCTATGTTTTCGAGACCCAGAACAACGGTGAGAACACCTGTAAATCACCCAGGAATATGTTCCCCGAGTTTGAGATCGCCAATGATCTCGACGTGGTCAGGAAAGCTATTATAGACTACGAGAATTGAACTGATAGACATCTACATTAATTTTTAAATCACAAGCACATGTTTAGTACAAAAGGACAGGAAGTTAAAACAGGTGGTGGTAAGACAAAATCCATCCAACCAGGCGTAGTATTCGCGCACATCTTTGATGCGCAAGTAAGGACCAACAAGAACGGTGACAAGAAAGTCTTGGAACTCGTTTTGGAAACCCCGGAGATTGAGGGTTTTGAAGGTTGGCCGATCTACAAGAACGATCAGGACGGACCTAAGTTCAAAGGTTTGTCTGGTCGCGTCACTGCCACCATGTGGACTGACCAGTTCCAGGATACCACGGTAAAGAACGAGATCATTCACAAACTCATCACCATCGCTATTGAGCTTGGTCTCAGGGACGAAGTTGATGAGGTGAGGGCAGATTCTTTGGAGCAGTGGGTAGCCGGTGTGTTGAATATCCTCAAGGGTATTGATGCGTACTGGTTCCTTAAAGGCACCGAGGAAGAGTATAACGGTAAGACAATCGTTAAGTTGTCTTTGCCTAAGTACAAGTTCTGCAGTCTCGATGAGACCAGGTTAGACAAGTTTGACAAAGCAAACGCGTTCCACTACAAAGCGCTTCAGAACAAACCTGTAGCCAGCTTTGAACCTGTTAACGACGATTTCGATCTCTAAAAGATCTCTTTTTCATAGGCTAAATATACGGGGAGGATTTCTATTCTCCCCTCTCTTTTTATCCCTTGTTAACCATCGCTTATGTTCACGACTAAGAATCTAATACACAATATCAAGGAAGTACCTGTTCCCTGGGTGTTTGAACACTTCTGTAAACTGAAGGAAAAACTATCCGGTCAGGATATCAAGATAAAGAGTGTATTCAATCCCACCGAACGCACACCCAGTATGTGCATCTATGTTGACGGCACCAGTAGCGCTTATAAGTTCAAGGATTTCTCCACAGGCAAAGGCGGTGATCATATCACCCTGGTAAAAGAGATCACAGGACTGGGCTTCCATAAAGCCTGTGAGTCCGTAGTAGAAGCCTATAACGACTATGTACTGCATAATAACGGTGGATATGACGTCAAAGACTTCAAGAAAGCCGCTAAGTATTCTGTCAAGTCTATGTGCTTTCGTGGCTGGGCTCAACACGACGCCAAGTTCTGGACGCAGTATCATATCGGATCCACTCTTCTAAACGAGTATACAATACGTCCACTAGAGTATTATACCCTGGAGAAAGAAGAGGATGAGATCAAGTCGCTCACTATACACGGCTTGTATATCTACGGTTATTTCAAAAAGGACGGCACCCTCTATAAAATATACCAGCCTAAGACTAAAGACAAGAAGTTCCTCAAGATCAAAGACTATGTTCAGGGTTCTGAGCAGATCAAAGGCTGTGATTATTTAGTGATCACCAGCAGCCTGAAGGATATCATGAGTCTCCGTAGTCTAAAACTACAGAACATAGACTTTATAGCGCCTGATTCAGAGAACTCTATCATCAAGAAAGAACTGATGGAGCTATATATCAAGACCTATAAAAAGATAGTTCTTTTGTTTGACAATGATGACGCTGGTATCAAAGCTATGAAACGTTACCAGGAACTTCACCCTAGTCTGGAAGCTCTGGTCCTGCCTATGAGTAAGGATCCTTCTGATAGTATCCGAGACTTCGGACTAAAAGAAGTGAGAAACAGACTGGTCCCATTACTCAATAAGAAAATTGCTTAGTTATGCCAGAATTATTAGAACACGAATATGATCTTAAGATCATCAGTTTTAGACGTAACTCAGTATCTCCTGAAACAAGAAAAGAATTAGATAAACTTTTAGTGTATCAGGATACAGATTACAACCTAATGGAAGACGTATACTCTGTAGAAGATTCCATAGAAGAGTATAGTAATCCAGAGATTATAGAGATAAAAAGGATCTGTGACCAAAATAATACAGTCTTTTTTAGACTTGTAAACATATAGAACTTGTATATTTGTAGACCTGTTCTACAAATATGGCCACTAAGAAACGTACCCCTAAACCCAAGAAGCCCAGAGTACCCAAGACAAGAGCTGCAGGAACTATGACCGAAGCGGCATTCTGGAGCTATATCCGATCTACACTTCGCAACAAGACCCGTTACTGGCCTCCTATCAAACAAGTGAAGCTTGACGCCCGTCGAGCTTATAAAGGTCCTAACAAGCGTCAGAAGTTTGAATACCAATGCAACTATTGTAAAAAGTGGTTTGCTGAAAAGCTCATTAACGTAGATCATATAGTTGGAGCTGGTAGTTTAAACTGCTACGGTGATCTACCTGGGTTTGTAGAACGACTCTTTTGTGAGGTAGATAATTTACAAGTGCTCTGTGAAGCCTGCCACGATAAAAAAACAAAACAAGAACGGTATGGGACTTAATTTTTTTGACACTGTTGCTGGTCATAAGCTGACTGAACATACAATACCAGAAATAGCCAAACAGTTGGAGCGTATAGCAAACTCTCTGGAAAAGATCAATCAGATCAAAGAACAAGAGATAAAAGATCGTATATCAAGAGACATGACCGATTGTGGTCCCATGTAATAATCATTAAACTAATTATCATGCAAGATCCCATGTTTTCCGTAGAAGCTATTGATGCTGCAGTTGACAACAAAGAGATGCAAGATGATGTCTTGCAACATGATGCAGACTTCTATCTCCACGAACTGGATATAGCAAACAAAAAGATAGACGAGCTCTATCACTTTATAGAAATGACCGAAGCCCTCACTTATGACTCAGCCACAGCCAAACGTATTCGTGAATTCCTTAAACAACAAGGTGTATGGAGCTAATTGTGTATTATTTCTCAGCCCCCTGGTGCGGTCCCTGTAAACATTTGGGACCCATCATTGACGAACTCTCTCAAGACTTTAAGACTATAGGGTTTGTCAAGATCAATACTGACGTCAACCACGAGATGGCTGTAGAATACGACGTCAGAACTGTGCCCTCCATCATTATGAAACAAGATGGTGAGATAGTCGGTAGGCTTCAAGGAGCGCAAACAAAGACAGCGCTTCGTTCCTGGTTAAAATCTTACGAACAATAATCAGTTTATTATGACAAAGAAAGAGTTCTGGACAAAGGTTACAGAAAGCTTGGAAGCCGAGCTTCCGTTTGAGATTGAAAACGTGGATAATATAGAAGCTGACATCTCAGGATGTGTTTATGTAGACCTGAAAGATGGCAGTAGTTACTCCATCAGTTTTAGTGAAACAGATGTTAACTGGGACGATGACTATTGAACAATTTGATACCTGGTACAACGACCCAGAGTTTCATGAGCACCGCAAAAAACTTATAGAA